AGAAAGTATAACACAAACAACATACGAAGAATATGACAAGAAGCCTAACATCAGCAGTAAAGACAGAACTGGCAACAAATGATATTAGACCAGTACACCTTATCACTATTGGTTTTGCTACTCCTGTTAATCTCACAGATTGTTCATTTTCATTAACATCATCAGTATCAGGTTCATCGGTCACTTATAATGCAAGTGATTTTATATTAGGTATATCTAACCATACAGAAGAAACAGATATAACTAAATCAAGTGTAAGTCTTAATTTATCAGGTGCTGACCAAACATTTATATCAACTGTTTTAAGTGAAAATGTTGTCAATGATAGTGTAGATATATTTAGAGGTTTTTTAGATGACTCAAACGCATTAATCTCTGATCCATTTTTATTATATAGAGGTAAAATAGATAGCTTTGATATTGCAGAAACAGATAAAGCTAGTCAAGTTAATTTAAGTATAGTTTCAAACTGGGCAGACTTTGAAAAAAAAAATGGTCGTAAAACAAACAACACTTCTCAACAAAGATTTTTTAGTGGAGATGTAGGTATGGACTTTGCATCTCAAACAGTGCAAGACATTAAATGGGGTAGAGCATAATGTATAATTGGTTTGATAGATTGCTAATTAAAATAGCAAAGAAAATTTTAAATAAATATGCACCAAAAGACGAGTTTATTGCTTATATAAATAAAAAAGAAGAAGAATACCTAAAAAAAATTGGTGGATATGGTAAGCCTATAAACGATACAGGAATTAAATCATTTTTTGGTGGATTTAGTGGTATAGCAAAAACATTTACTAAAATTAAAGGGTTTTTTCAAACGAATCCACTTGTATCTCTAGGAGTCACTGTATTTTTAGCTTGGATATTAAGACCAAAAGTTCCTGAAATAGAAGACTTTGGTACAAACGAATTTGATGATTTTGAACGAGGTATATTATTAAACAAACAATCTAATGACGCAAATATTCCTGTTATATATGGAGAAAGACTTGTTGGTGGAACAAGAGTCTTTATGGAAACATCAGGAACAGATAACACATATCTTTATATGGCTATTGCTATGGCAGAGGGAGAAATAAACTCAATAGAAGAAATAAGAATTGATGATAAAGTAGTCACATTTGCATCTTCACTATCAGATGGAACAGAAGTAGAAGTAGGAAGTGGAGATAGTAATTTTTATAAAAATTCAGAAAGTCTAATTAGAATACAACCTTTTTTTGGTACAGATAGTCAATCAGCATCATCTTTATTATCTACATTATCATCTTGGGGAAGCAATCACAGATTAAGAGGTATTTGTTATTTAGCATTAAGGTTTAAATGGAATCAAGACGCATTTACAGGAATACCTAAAGTTCAAGCTAAAATAAAAGGTAAGAAAGTAGTAAGTTATAATTCTAGTTTAGTTGCACAATCATCAGCATTTAAAACTAATCCAGCTTGGTGTTTATTAGATTATTTAACAAATGAAAGATATGGAAAAGGTATTGCTATTTCTGAAATAGATTTACAATCTTTTTATGATGCTTCAGTAGTTTGTGAAACACAAGTAGAACCATATTCAGGTGCAAGTAATATTAACATATTTGATACAAACGCAGTTATAGATACATCACAAAAAATTATAGATAATGTTCGAGAACTATTAAAAGGTTGTAGAGGTTATCTTCCTTATACCGGTGGTAAATATAAATTAATTATCGAAACAACAGGAAGTGCATCAATAACATTAACAGAAGATGATATTATTGGTGGATATAATTTATCTATTCCAACAAAAAATGAAAGATACAATAGAGTGATAGTTGGTTTTGTTAATCCTGATAGAAATTACCAAGTGGACGAAGTTCAATTCCCACCAATAGATGATAGTGGACTTGCAAGTGCAGATCAACACGCAACAATGAAAACTGCTGATGGTGGATTTTTATTAGAGGGTAGATTTACATTTAAGACAATTACATCGCCATATCAAGCAGAGGAGATGGCAGAAGTTATTTTGAGAAGATCAAGAGAAGCAATTACATTAGGATTAAATGTTAGCTTTGATGCTTATGATTTAGCAATAGGAGATATTGTAAATATTACACATAGTTCATTAGGTTTTTCTGCAAAAGCATTTAGAGTTATGGGTATTACCTTTAATGAAGATTTTACAATAGGATTATCTCTTGTTGAGTATCAAGCTAGTCACTATACATGGGCAAGTAAATCACAAGTAAGTTCCACACCATCAACTAATTTACCTAATCCATTTACTATCCAACCACCAGCAAGTGTCACATTATCTGACCAACTTATTGAATATAACGATGGAACTGTAATCGTAGCTTTAGATGTATCTATTGGTGCAAGTCCTGATTCATTTATAGATTTTTATCAAGTAGAATATAAATTAAGCACAGATTCAGATTTTATTATTTATGCACAAGGGTCAGGATTAAATCACAGAGTCTTAAACGTAATAGATCAATCTACTTATGATGTAAGAGTAAAAGCAGTGAATACATTAGGAGTATCATCAACTTATGTATCTGCACAAAGAACTATCGTAGGTGCGATTGCACCACCATCAGATGTCACTGGTTTATCTTGTAATATTCTAGGTCAAGAAGCCCATTTATCTTGGGAACAAATATCTGATTTAGATTTAGCATTTTATAATTTAAGATTTTCAGAAGAAACTGATGGTACTGCTGATTGGCAAAACTCGGTAGCATTAGTTGAGAAAGTATCAAGACCAGCTACATCTATTTCTGTACCAGCTAGAACAGGAACATATTTAATTAAGGCAGTAGATAAACTTGGAAACTTTAGTTCTAATGCAACTGCGATTATTTCAAATGTCACAAGTGCTTTAAATTTTAATGCAGTAGCAACACAATCAGAACACCCATCATTTGCTGGAACTTTAACAAATACTGTTATCACAGATAATGCGATTGAGTTAGATTCTTCAGAATTATTTGATAGTGCTAGTGGAAATTTTGATGATGAAACAACTAGATTTTTTGACTCTGGTGTTGCTAATGCAGACTTTCAATCAAGTGGTAATTATGAATTTGCAAATGTAATTGATATAGGTGCTAAACATACTGCAAGAATTACTGCTAGTTTAACTCAAACATCAGATAATCCTGATGACTTATTTGATAACAGAAGTGGAGATTTTGACGATGCTTCTTCAAACTTTGATGGAGATACACCAGCTAACTGTAATGCACATATTGAGATTGCAACTTCAGATGATAATACTACATACACAGATTTTAGAACTTTTGTAATTGGAGAATATACTGCTAGATATTTTAAATTTAGAGTAGTTTTAATTTCAAGAGATAATGCTTCTACACCAGTTGTTTCAGAAGTGACAGTGACAGTAGATATGGTTGATAGAATATTTAGTGGAAATGATATTGTTTCTGGTACAGGAACTAAATCAATCACATTTACAAACCCATTTAAAAGTGGTAATTATGCAGTTGGAATTACAGGACAAGGAATGGCAACAGGAGATTATTTTACTGTTTCTAACAAAACAATTAATGGTTTTGATGTAGCTTTTTTCAATAGTTCTAATTCAGGAGTATCAAAAACTTTCGATTTTATTGCAAAAGGATTTTAAAAGGAGTATAAGAAAATATGGCACAGGCAACAGATTTTACAATAGCAAACCAATCATTCCCATCTTTTAGGTCTGATCTTAATACAGTTTTATCAGCTATCAATACAATGAACTCTGGTACATCAAGACCATCATCAGCAGTTGCTGGTACGATGTGGCTAGACACAACATCAGCTTCAAGCCCTACTATTAAGTTTTTTGATGGATCAGATGATATAAGTTTTGCAACAATAGATTATTCAGCTAACACAGTTAATTTTTTAGATTCAACAGTAGTTGCAGATTTAGTTGGAGATACTTCTCCACAATTAGGTGGTAATTTAGATGTAAATGGTAATGACATAGTTTCTACGTCAAATGCAGATATTGATATTATTCCAAATGGAACAGGAGATGTTAATTTAGGTGCTGACACAGTACAAATCGGAGATAACAATGCAAACGCAACTCTAACCACACAAGGCACAGGAGATTTAATTTTAAATACAAACAATGGAACAAATGCTGGAAACATAACTCTTGAAGATGGTGCTAATGGTCATATTCAAC